ACGACGATCTCAGCTCGAGGCATCTCACCTAAGTGCCCGGTTGATGTGAATGGGGTAGCGCAGTCAGGGTCGGCAACGATTGAGACGCTTCGAAAGCGTGGAATAGCTTATTTCTGTCCGCTAGATGAAAACGGCACAGCGACATCATTGGCGCCGGTGATTCCGACCGGCGATGGCACGATGGATTTCTCAATAGCGACTGGTGACGATACGGGGTTGCTCGTGTTTCTAGAGGATATCTGATGGCAACGATCAACGTCAAAGACGCTGTAGGCGCAACGGTAGCGCTTGAGAAGCCGCTTGTTCCGGGCCAGGCAGCGATGGCGGCCTCGCGGCCGGTTGTAGTTGCGAGTGATCAGTCAGCGGTCCCTGTTTCATTGGCGAGCGTCCCATCTCACGCGGTTACGAACGCGGGCACGTTTGCAACGCAGGCAGCGGCAACTTTAGCAGCCGAAACTACCAAGGTAATAGGAGTTGTCCGAACTGCAGATGGTTCTGGTAACCTGCTTACGTCAACGGCCAATGCGGTTGATGTCAATATCAAGTCTGGCGTAAACGCTAACGGCCAAGCCACGATGGCGAACAGCGCGCCAGTTGTGTTGGCGAGTAATCAATCTTCTATTCCGGTTACGGTTGCATCGACAACGATCACGGGGACAGTCGCAGCTACGCAATCCGGCACTTGGTCGGCTAATCTTCTTGCTGCCACATCAGGCGGCCTAACGCGTTCGCGTACACTCATTCCGAACAACACAACGGCGGTTGTCGTTAAGTCTGGTGCGGGCCAGCTCTACAAGGTTCGCTGCACGAACAATTCAGCCGTGATTGCCTATCTGAAAATCTATGATGCCACAAGCGCAACGGCGGGATCTGGAACGCCTGTTGATACCATCATGATTCCGGCGAACACTTCTGGCGCAGGTATAGTCGACTCGTCCGATGTTGGGACGCCATTCGCTACGGGCCTCACATTCATCGTAACGACGGGCATTGCGGACGCGGATACGGCTGTCCCAGCTGCAAACGCCTACATCGTCACATTGTACTACAAGTAAGGCGCTGAGAAATGGCTAGCCGTTTTTGGGTTGGCGGCACGGGAACGTGGGACAATGTAACAACCACGCACTGGTCGGCCGCGACTGGCGGCGCGGGCGGCGCTTCGGTCCCCGCTGCTGTCGATGGCGTGACATTTGATGGCGCCTCCGGCGGCGGTACGGTAACTCTGGCAGCCACCATCAACGGGACTAACACCGTTGGTTCATTCACAGGGGGCGCTTTTACCGGAACGATAGATTTCAGCGCCGCAGCGACCTTCACCACGACGGGAACATTCTCTTTTAGCGGCGCCGGGACGCGGACCATAACCGGCGGTAGTTGCAACTTCATCATGAATTCCGGCGTTGATTTTACGACGCTGACCGGAGCTACGTTAAGTCTAGCGAGTTCCACTTTTACCATTCAGACAGCGGCAGCTTCGAGATCATTTATAACCGGCGGTGGGACGTACGGGAATATCATCATATCGGCTGGTGCGGCGGCGTCTTCCAACAATTCATTTTTCCTCTCTCTGCCAGCCTCTGCCACGACGTTCACTTCGCTGTCTCTTATCGGCCCTCTCTGTCTAACGATAACCCAGGCTCGGACGTTAAATCTTTCGAACCCTCCGACATGGACTGGATCTGCTTCTCTTCCAATCTTTGTCGGGTCCGGCAATCCGAACTCTTCGACGCCACTCGTGACAATCGCCGTGAATAGCGGCCAGCCTGCCTTAAGCTGGGTTGCTCTTAGCTGCATCGTGTTTACTGTTGGAACCTCTGGCACTGCCACGAACTCTTTTGATTGCAGTAATAATTCCGGTATCACGATCACCGGGCCTAGTGGAGGCGGTGGAGGTGGCGGTTTCGTCATAGGAAGTTGATTCTGTGACGGTCGGGTTACTCAGTTTTGCCAGTACTTTTACGGGACTATCGCTAACTGAAGATTTAACTTCTATCCTTCCTGGATCTATAACTTTCACTCGCTCAGGAACAAGAAACGCGATTGTGAACGGTGCTATCGTTAGCGTTTCGACTGGAATCCCGGCCTTTGAAAGCTGGGATAGCGTAAATCGCGGAATGGCTGTGGACGCATCGCCTTCCGGCGGGGCAATCTCGCAACAGCTAACACAAAGTAATGTCATCAGCGATGCGTCATGGACAAAGACGAATATCACGAATTCGGCCGGCGGAACGGGTCCGGATGGTGTTGCTAACTCATTAACAGCTCTTAATGAGACTACAGCAACCGGAGCTCAATTTCGAATTCTTAAAACAACGGGCTCTATTGCTTCGGGCACACGACAGACTGCTTATGCGATCATCAAGCCACTTGGAACTGGAACTAGATGGGCGGTGCGGTTTCGAATAAGTGATCAGTTCAATAATAATGGTCAGGCCGGCGTTTTCTTCATGGACGGAACACCTGGGTATTACCTTATCCCGGATACGACTATCGGAACCAGTTCTAATATTGGCTGGCGCCGGCTTGCTAACGGGATCATTCTGCTCTGGATTACGACAACATGGGTGAACACTGGCAACAAGGTTCTGGAGATCCAGACGTGCAAGCAGGACGGGACCGCTTCAGGTCCCATTTTTGGAGTTTTCGACGGTATAGTGACTGAAGGTTTCCAGTGCTATGGCGGACAACTGATCACAGGCGAGGCCCCGACAGGATGGGTTCCGACGACAACCGTGGCCATCAACCAACCCGCCGAGACGGCTATTTTCAATAGCCTGTCATGGTTCACGAGCGGACAAGGCACATTCATCGTCGAACACGATTGTGTCTCCGGTCCTCTAATCGGCTCAGGCGCAACGTCGATCTTGGCAGCGACAGTCGCAGGAAAGACCGCCTTTGCGTGGGACGGATCGAGTAGTGATACGGTCAACAATGGCGGTGCAACCTCATCTGGCGCAACTCCTTCTTTTGGCGCGGACGTTCGTCTGCTAGGAACAAGTGCCGCAGGTAACATCGGCCATATCAAATCGATTAAGTTCTATCAGCGCCGTATGTCGGTTGCTGAAATGCAGGCCGCAACAACCGCAGCTTCGCCAGCAAGCACGGCTACGCCTGGTGTCCTGCGAACCGCGTCGGTCGACAATCGCCTGCCGGACGGAACAGTCACTACAGCGGGCACGCAGCTTAACTTCGTTAGTCGCTTTCGCCTGAAGATGGGCGCAAATGCGATGGCTTCGCTCAAGATGGACTTCAGCAGTTTCGAATTCGCCTTCGCGACGATCGGCAATTCACTCGTTATCGATGCCTGCTATCTGGAGCGCGTGACGACGGTTGGTGAGAGTGTTCCAGTTCTCTTCTCAGGCGCTGCATCCGCTACGTTGGCCGATGGTGCTATCAACTTCCTGTCCGATACCATCCTTCCTGCCAGCTTCACCGGGCTCGCCAACTTCCCGGTCAATACCGAGTTCTGGGTTCGCGTCAGGGGCCATGTTGCCACTGCAGGCAACAAAATTCCTTGCGCAGGTCGCGTGTCAACAGGCCCCAGCGGCGCAGTCTTCAGGATGTATGATCCTGCGACCTACACTTTGACAAATTTCACGGGAACAGGACCGCTAACGTTTTCAGGTTCTGGTCAAACGGACGTTACATTCCTCGGCTTCTGCCCGATCCTTATTGGCGTTGCGGTGTCAGGTGATCCGAATAACGCTTTTGTTCTCGGAGACAGTCTTGTTGAAGGAGTTGGAACCAACGCCACGGGTTTCAGCGGAACATATATTCGCAAGGCCTTGGAAGTTCTCCAAGTGCCTAGTCTGGAGTTTTCACGGGGCGGGACATCACAATTTGTAATTCAGCCGGTGACCCACTGGTATCCGTACCTTGCCTATTGTCGAGTTTACATTGACGCGCTGGGAACGAACGACGCAAACAGGCTACTGCATTTCTTCAAGCTCTGGCAGACGGCTCGCGTCACGTATGGCTATGATAAAATCGGGCATGTCGGCTTGTTCCCAAGGTCTAGTTCAACTGATCTATGGGTGACAGAAGCCAATCAGACAGTATCCAGCGCAACCTATCCGACCGGCGACTGGTACAATATGAAGACGAGTGCAGTAGCGAGCGGCGTGCTGGATTTCAGCATTGTTCCTTTGACGGAACGCGGCATAAACCAACAAAAATGGGTCGTTACTGGCGCATCAAACTATGCAACACCTGATGGTACGCACCAGCAGCCGGTAATAGACAATCTTATGGCTACCGAAGTGCAGCCAGCGCTTGCCGCTATCACGGTGACCTAAATTAATCGTTCGCCTGCACGATTATCTCACGGGCCAAGGCTGAAGCCCAACGAATGGAAAATGACGATGAAGAAGCTCTGTTCCTGCTCTTTAGCTAGTTTGCTTATGATCGCTCCTGCTCTTGCGCAAGGAACTCCACCGCCTGGTGCAACTCCGGTAGCGGTTTCAGCCGTTGGAACAACTGGTGTCGTAACGGCGACCATGCCAGCGTCGGCCTCGCTTACCAATTGGCTTTGTGGATTTTCCATTCGGTCCAGTGCGACCGCTGCGGTAACGGGTGATGCGACCGTTACAGGTCCAACCAACACGCTTCATTTTACGGAATTTGTCGCGCCGGTTGCCTCTGGCATTGGTACCGTGGAAGAATCTTTCGATCCTTGTATCCCTGGTACTTCAGTCAATACGGCTATTGCGGTTAACTCGATCGCGGCTGGTACGGCTGGCGTTACGTCGGTAACGGCGTGGGGATATCTGAAGTAATCGTTCGCCTGCACGATAAAGGGCAAGACTACCCGCACGTAGATTCAGTAATTACTCTGGAACCCATTCGTTGGTAACGAGATCGCGCTTAACAAAGCACCGATCAACGGTATCCCACACACCTAATGGATCGTTGACACCATAAATATCCATGGGAATGGGATCGTTATCATTAAAGCCGCCCATGTTCCGGAACCTCGGCTTATATCGATGATCATCGTTCATATGAATTTCCTTTGTGAATAGCGCGATCCGTCTCCGCTTCGCCGGACACGGTACGCCTGCTTTGCACAGATAACAAGAATCGTACGAGCCGACGAGATAGGTTCATCAGACTACCCGCACGCCTGAGCGATATCAGGCATCACGTGATCGCACGAAACGCGAGAGGACGAAACCATGGATGAGGAGCTAGACGAACAGTCGTTGTTTGACGCTGCGGTATCCGACGAACCGGCGGAAGTGCCGATAGCCGAACCAGCGGAAGTCCCTGAGAAGCTAGAAGCAGACCAGCCCCGCGATGAGGCGGGTAAGTTTGCCAAGGCTGACGAACCTGAGAAGCCTATCGGGGCGGAAAAGCCCGACGATAACGCAGCTCAAGTCCCGTCATGGCGGCTTCGGGAACTCAACGACGAGAAGCGAGCGCTTGCCGATCGGTTGTCAGCCCTTGAGGCTGAACGGTCGAATTGGCAGCGACAGCAGCAAACGGCTGCAAAAGCTGTTGAGGAAAAGGCCGCCAAGCCCGATCCGCTGCTCGATCCTGATGGCTATGAGAAATACATAGAGAACAGGATCGAGGAAAAGCTTCTCAACGATCGTCGAGAGTTCAGCCTCGCCAACGCTCACAAGACCTACAAAGGGGAATTCGAAGAGGCTTACTCGGCTGCACAGAAGCAAGTCGATCCTGCGCTTAAGGCTCGGATGCAACAGTCACGTGACCCCGGCGAAACCCTGATGGAATGGCACCGCGAGCGAAAGACACAGGCCGAAATTGGCGGCGATCTCAACGCGTACAAGCAAAAGCACCGCGACGAACTCATGAAAGACCCTGAGTTTAGGAAGGCGGCGATGGCAGCTTGGCGTGAAGATGCTCAATCCTCATCAAATGGTCGGCCTCGTGTTAACCTTCCACCCTCACTGAACGGCGCGAGCCGCTCGAACTCAATGCTCCGGGGCGATGGAGATATTCCCGACCCGGATCTCTGGAACGAAATAACGGCCTGATCAATCCGCATATCCGATCGAATGCCCGCCTCAATGGCGGGTTTTTTATTGGGCGGTAGGGCCATAGAAAGGATAGCCAAATGGCTCTCACTGCCAACCACGTCAACAATGAAATCATCAAATTCCGCAGGACTGCGGCGGTTGATTTCCTCCGTAGATCACGATTCGATCCTTTCATGGGTCCGGATTCGACTTCCGTCATTGTGCGGATGAACGACCTTGCCGCAGATGGCAAGGAAATCAACATTCCCCTCGTGACCCAGCTCACGGGTGCAGGCGTCGGCGCTGGACTCCTGAGGGGCAATGAAGAGCAGCTCGACTCCTATGGCTTCCCGGTATGGGCCGATTGGGCTCGCAACGCGGTAGCCAACAACCGAGCTGTCAACAAGGAATCATCGTTCTCGGTTCGCTCCACGGCTCGCTCGCTGCTGGGTGGCTGGGCTCGAAGGATCGTTCGCGATGATATCGTCGATTCGCTGCTGTCAATCCCTACGGCTGCTGTTCAGGCAGGCCGTTTGACTGCGACCAACGGCGGTAACCGCGTCAATGGTGTTCGTTGGTCGGCGGCTACTGCTGGTCAGAAGAACGCATGGACGGTTGCGAATACAGACCGCGTATTGTTCGGATCTGTCGTTGCGAACTTCAACGCCACTTTCGCAACCGCGATCGGCAATGTCGATTCGGTCAACGACAAGATGACGGCGGCGGTCGGTTCGCTGATGAAGAATATTGCTCAGCAGACCGGCGTCAGCGCTTCTAACCCTGGCGTCTACAACGGTCTTCCGAAGATCACCCCGTTCCAGATGAAGAGCACCGATCAGGAATGGTACATCGTCTTCCTCGGTTCAAGAGCGATGCGGGATCTCAAAGCCGATCCTGTGATGTTCCAGGCCAACCGTGACGCAAGGGAACGTGAAGGCTCTGATCCGACCAAGAACAACCCGATCTTTACGGGCGGCGGTCTGATCTTCGATGGCGTGATCTATCTGGAAATTCCGGAAATCACCCAGCGCTTGCTTCTCACCGGTGGTGCGGCGGGTATTACGGTCGAACCCGTGTTCCTCTGTGGCCAAGGCGCCCTGGCTTACGCCATGGGCCAGATGCCACGTCCGACTACTCTTGAAGACGGCGATTACGATTTCATTACCGGCATGGGCATCGAAGCCCAGTACGGAATTGGAAAGGTCGCCAAGGCTTCGATCAACGACGTGTCAAATACGCTCGTCGATTGGGGAATGGTCACCGGTTTCGTATCCGGTGTTGCTAACGCTTAAGTTAGGCCAAATGATCCGAGTCGCAATCCTGCGGCTCGGGTTCAATTAACAGGAGAGAAAATACATGGCTTATCGAAGAGACTGGATTCAGCCGCAGGTTGGTCCGATGGGGTTCGCCGGCACTGGGAAGACTATCGGCCGCGTCGTCAATATCAACGGAAGCGCGACGGGTGACAACGTAACTGGAAACACCGTAGGAGCATTCAAGGTTCCGGCCGGTTTCACAGTTCTTAGCGGCATCTTCGCTGCAACCGACTTGGACGCTGGCACCAACGCAATGACAATCAGCGTTGGCGACGCGGCTTCTGGAATTCGTTTCCTGAATGCCTCTGTCATTGGTCAGGCGGGAACGACAGTTACAGCGTTTTCGGCGCCAGTTGTCGGCACAAACTTGTTGTTCACATATACGGTTGATACGGAAATCCTGATCACCTTCACATTGGGTGCAACGGTTCCGGCAGCCGGTACCATCAGCATCTATCTGACCGGATTCATGATCCAATAAGGAGAGTAGATGTCGAAATTTCTCTTTAAGGGTCTCGACGCGGTCACTGTGCCGGGGCCCGGTCCAACTTTGTGGTTTCAATCTCCAACGTCATTCAATGATATGGCGTGCCAGATAAACCTCACAGGCGACCCATCCTATTCGGCGACTGTGGAAGTCACCCTAAACGGAACTGACTTCCAATCTGTCCCCGTTGGATTTGGGCCTTCCGCTGGGAATATCCAAAACGGTCTTACTGGTGGAAACGGTGCTTATACCCATCTCGGGCCTATCGGTCTCATGATGGGATTTCGTTTGAATTTTCTTGGCAAAAGCACCGGGTCGCTCACTGTTCTCCTCGCAATCGATCAGAAGGATTAAGGCTATGCAAAAAGCTACTGCAATCTACCGCGCCCCTCCGGGCGACGCCAAAACGTGCGAAATGGGCGGCGTCATCTTCTATGACGGCAAGCCGGTCGAACTCAACTCCTATGATCACTCGCACATGATTGCCAAGCTTCCAGGCAATCCGCATTTCGACGTGACGGTCGGAGAAGACGACAAGAAACCGCCTACCGTCGAGAAGAAGCGCGGCCGGCCATCCAATGCGGACATCGCCGCAGCAAAGGCTCTCGCTGAAAAGACCGAGGCGGATGCCAAAGAGGCTCTCGCCAAGGCCAAGGAAGCCAAGGCCGATGCGGAGGCGATTACGAAGGATGCGAAACCGGCTTCGTCCAGTGCGCAGGCTCAAGGCACACCCAATTGGACCGCCACTTCTCCGGTCCTTACCTAACCTCCCAGACTTGGGCAGCTTAGGAGCTGCCCACTTTTTTTCTTTGAAATCCGCGCCTGACGGATTCAGGCATCCCGCAGAGGAAGAACCACCATGACTGACGAAGAGGCTATCGAAAAGGAAATTCAGGCGAAAGGCTTGAACGCGCCGCGCCTTAATCCAAACCATATCGACGATACGATCAAGTCTGAAGCATATTACGTTTTCCCCGGTACTACTATGACGGTCTGTGCGCTGACTTTGCGCAATGGCTTTCAGGTGATTGGCGAAAGCGCAGCGGCTTCCCCTGAAAACTTTAATGAAGAGTTAGGTCGCAAGATCGCCCGCGGCAATGCCCGCAATAAGATTTGGGCGCTGGAAGGCTATCTGCTTCGCTCCAAACTCGCAGCTTGAAATTATTGTAGGGCTTCGGCCCTACTTTTTTCTGAGGTCACATGTCCAAAACCCGCGCTCAGATTCAGTTCAAGTCATTTGCCATCCTCACGGGCGGCGATGTCGGCGTGGGCGTGTCCGCGGAGGATGCGACGGATCTGGATGGCTACATTGATAGCGTCGTTGCTGAACTCAATTCAGATGGCACGATCTATATCAATGATCCGAATGATTTGGATGACGCGCTGTTCATCACGTTCTGCAAGCTGGTGGCGAATGCGGCCGCGGATGAATTCGCCGGGACTTCGGATGAAAACAAGGCCCAGCAATTGAGAAATAGGCTGCGGGTGCTTATCAGGCAGACGCCTGGTTACGGTCCGCAAGTGGTGGAATATTTCTAGTGGACTTTAGCTATCAGAGTCTCCTGAATGCAATGACGCCACAAGTACCACCATCCCAGACGCCGTTGATGGATGGCCTGACTCCTAACGATCCATTTTCCCTTGCCCAGATGAGAGCAAAACAAACTCAACAGCAAGATCCGCGGGTGTTCATGCGAGAAATCAATCCCGGTCAGACTTGGGGCGGAAGAGATCCAAATGCAGTACAGCCTAATGATGTGATGCAATCCTATTATACGCCTCCACCTCCGGAGCCGATCTAGTGCCGGCTCCGTCAATTCCGTGGCCATTAAGTTCTTCTCCGGGAGCATCATCACAGGAAAGTGCGGGACGGCTGATCAACTGCTACGCTGAGCCATTGGGCAAGGATATCGAAGCAGCTAAGCAATTCAAGCCGCCTCCTGCGGTCTGGCGCAAGTCTCCCGGCATGTCCCAGTTCGCAGCATCTGGGCAAACTGGATTCAGAGGTCAGCTACTCGTTGATGGCACGCTATACGCAGCATGGTCCGGCAAGGTTTCCAAGTTCACATCACTAGGTGTTGAAACGCTGATGACCGGCTCCTTGACGGGAACAGAAAAAGTGTTCTTCGCCCGTAACAACAAATCAACGCCTGATGTGGTTTGTGTGGCTCCGGGAACGGGCGCGTTTTCGGTTCTGGTGGGTTCAGTCATCTCCTTCGCCGATCCTAATATCGGAGCACCGAACAGCGTCGGGTTCATGGATGGTTTTTTCATATTCACGTATGGCGATGGGACGATCCAGGCATCAGGATTGAATGACGTTACAATCTCCACATTGGATAAAACCAAGGAGCAGGCCAAGCCGGGAGGTCTCACAAGAGGCCTTCCGTTTAATGGTCAGTATTATGTCTGGGGACCGAACTTAGGGGCTGTATATAGCAACACAGCGCAGCCAACGGGCTTCCCGTTCACGCGCTCCTACGTCATTCAAAGGGGAATAATAGGACCTTATGCAGTAGCCGGGCATGAAGATGGATTCGGTTCTGCCCTGATCTGGGTGGCGGATGACAACTCTGTTGTCAAAGGCAACGGCACGCCGAACCCGTTGAAAATCTCCCCGCCGGATTTAGATCGGTTGATAGCGCTGATTTCTGACAAGACTACCTTGGAGGCTTCTGTCTATATCTCGCAAGGTCATCCGAAATGGGTGATTTCCTGTCCAATGTTTACCTGGGAGTTCGATCTCGGCTCTCAGAAATGGAATGAACGTGCGAGTTATCTTCAACCACGATGGCGCGCGATCGGTGGCTGTAATGCCTTTGGGAAGTGGATAACCGGGGACACCCAGGGCGGACGATTGCTCTACCTCGATCCTACGGCTTTCCTTGAATATCAAAGCCCGCTGGTGATGCAGATGGACTCAGGTCCTGTAGTTGGTTTCCCGGCAAGGACCAAAGTCGGCAAGGCGGATTTCAACTTCATCACGGGCGTTGGCATTGCCACAGGTTTAGATCCGATCGCTACCAATCCGAGTGTTGGCATCTCATGGTCGAACGACGGCGGTATCACCTACGGCAACGAGTTCGTTCGTCAACTCGGTAGACAAGCCACGGATTCGCGCATTGCGATGGTTCGAACGGGGATGACCAGCACGCACGGCCGGCGCTGGCGATTGAAGATCAGCGATCCCGTATATGGCGGTTTCCTTGGCGGAAATCAGGATACGAAGTTGACGCGATGAGCAAG